CTGCTCTATCTAAAGCTGCTTTTAAATTTGCTAGTGCTTGTTCTTTAGTTCCGCTAGCATCAACAAAAACAGAGTTAGTTTCATTAGAAGAGTATCTTCCGGTTTCACCTGAAGTTTGATCAGCGTCAGTAACAGATGCACTTTTAAATGCATAAACTACAGTAGCTGATGTTAGTCCTCCAAGATTGTCGTTGTCTAACGATTTAAGCTCTAAACTTGAATTATTAGCAGGAACATCTGTAATTGTGATTACGCATTTTGCTCCACTACCACCTTCTTGTCCGTAATTAAAAGTAGCACCAGTCACAGAAGCTGTTTTATCACCAACTTTTACCAGTAAGTCATTACCTTCTCCTGCTGGATTTATATTAAACTTTGCAACACAGTCATTTGTTTTATTTAAAACATTTGGAAATGCTGACTCTAGTGTTACTCTAGCTAATGCATTATTACTGTTTACGTCTTCAACAGCTGTTACTTTAATTTGATGGGCTCCTGCATTTCCTAATTGTGCGTCTGCTTCAATTTTATTCTTTAAGTTTTGAAGTGTTGCAACAACATTAGCGCCTATTGCAGATTGACCTCCTTCACCTCCAAAAGTAAAAGTGACGTCACCATTAAGATCACCGGTTGTATCAACGCCATCGAGCTTAATTGTATCACCAACTATAGGTTGAGCACCTAGTTCAATAACCAAAGTAGCTGCAGCTCCTCCTGTTTGAATTCCTGCATCTTGCAAAAATGTGCTACCTGCTTCATCTTTCATAAAACAGCCAAGAAAATGTGTTCTTCCTGCTTTTGTTGCACCAACAACATCTGTATTAGCAATTGCTGCATGCGGGTTATTTTGCAAATCATTGCTAGCATCATGTGATACCTTGTCACCAACAACAAAGCCAGCTCCTGCTACGCGTCCTGAAGAATCTTTTTGACCTGTTCCACTACCAACACCTAAAACGCGAAGAAAAGTTCCTGCTTGCGCATTTCTCATCCACTCATTAAGTGCTAAAGGACCAAATCTATTTGCGTTGCTTTCACGATCAACTTGTCTTAGTGAGCCAAAAGTCTCTTCAAACTGCTGAATTGTTGCAAATGTCTTGGGGACAAAAGCAGGACCTCTTTTAGCAGGCCCAACAACAGCAGCTGGTACTCCTTGAGGCAATTGCTCCGGATCTCTTACTTGTGATAAATCTATTTCTCTGAGAGTTACTCTTGCTGAGCCTTGTCCAGCCATATCTATATTCTCCTGTTAATTTAATCTTTATATCTATATATCAGGGAAATTCAACACCTGCATTAGTAATTACAAAATCAATTGCAATAAATTCGATTGCTCGAGTTGGAACAATAATAATCTTACCATTCAATCTGTTGTTGTCAACATCTTCGTCGTTATTATTTGTTTCATCCATAATAACTCTAAAGTCTTCAATTCCTTGCTCTAACTGAATTGTTGCTAATGAACCTGAAGAATTTGCAATAAAGTTATCTCTTGTTGTCTTGTTGTTTTGCTCAAACAATAGACCTTGTGCAATAATTTCAATTCTACGCTTCACTTCCAAAACGAGCCTTCTTACGTTGACACGATCCAAAGCAGTTCTTGCTAACTGTGATGTCTTCTGACCAAAGATAACAAATTGCTTGTTAGGGAAGTTTGCAATAGGATTAATTCGAGCCTCATAAAGTGTATCACGATCCTCTGCGTTTAATCTTACATCCAAAGACGTAATTGTATTTAGAGCTCCTCTTGTAAATCCAGCAGGAGCAAACCAGGGCTGCGAAACCTCATCAGTTTTTGCCAATGCACCAAGAGCTACAATTGAAGAAGGAACCCTGATTGATCTTCTACTGTTTTCTGCAGCTGTATCATCATCTCCACTATCCTGAACCATTACGTCTGGGAAATAAGATGCTACATATGATGAATTAACCTCACGAGTATCAAACTTTGATGAAGTTGTATCAACATCTGCTCTTCCTGAAGCAATACCTCTTTCATTAACAAATATTCTTGTAGAAGCAGAATCAAACTGCTGAAGGTCCATTACATAAAGCGCTTTACCGTATTCTTCTACTCTTCGCTTTGCAAAGTCTGTTACGAAAGGATCTCTAACGTTAGGAACAACAAGAACATTATGATTAACAACTAAATCATCTGTCATTAATCTTATAGCATTCTTATAAGAAGCAATAACGTTATTAGCATCTTCTGAACCTTGCATTACTGCGTTAGTTGTTCCAGCTAAACCACTTGGAAATCCTGATGCTGTTGCTTTTCCAACTCCTGTTTCTGTAGAAGCAGCTTTGTCTGTCATGAAGTATGAGTCACTGTCTAAAATGTTTAACCCGTCAAAGCCACCATAGAAAGGTGCTGTAAACTTTGCAACTAAACTATATTTATTAAACTTAACAACATCTTCAGATAATAACTTTGTTAATGTTACGCTTTCTAATTCAGAAGCTAAATTATCACTTCCTGCAGCCATCTTTATAGTGTGCTTTGAAGAATCATATATTGTACTTTTATCAACATCTGCATTTCTTATGTATACAGCATTTTTAAATATATCGTTTATTGTTCCAGTAATATCTGAAAGCGATGTTTTGTTTAAAGCAACCTTTGCCAAACTAAACTTGTTATTATTATGAGAGTCAGCAATTGCGCCTGTCTTTACAACATCACCATCAGCTCCTAAGAACTTAGTGTAGTTAGATAATAATTCATTGAAAACTGTGCCACTATTTGGATTATTTATGTCTTTAACTCTTGTAGGCATTAGTCCCCAGTGTAAATCAAAACTTACAGCTTCTAAAGCTGATGCTTCGCCTGTAAATGTTTGATTATATGAAGAGCCATCTCTAATGTCTCCCTTTGTTATCTTGAATCTATAAGGAAGAGGTGGTAAAACAGAATGATCTAAATGTGGGGTATCAACAGCTCTTCCTTTAGTAAATAATGTATTAGCTGTTCTATTGTCTGTTCCACCGGTGTTTAGTAATAACGCAGGAACTCCTCTATAACCAAAAGGAAGAGCTGTATCTGGTACTTCACCCTTTAGTACATCGTCACTCATTACAACTCTTGCTCTTGTTGAAACGTTCCTAAACGATCCTTCTCTAACAAGTCTTCTTTCATCAAGATTAGTTGTATCTAAGTTATAGAATACCTTTTGATCGCCAATAACTCTTGCAATAAAGTTTGTAGCATTTGGATCTAAAGAGCACTGAGTAAATGACTCATAAACTATAGGAGACTCATCAGTGTCTTTTAAATCTCTTATTGTAACTGTAAATGTGCCAAAATCATTTGTTGGATCTGTGCTTGCATTTAAATTAGATATTGATATCTTATAATTTTCATTTGCATAAGCTCCATCATCAAGTGACTCAAAGTGAAATAGATCATACTCTTTTTTGCCAAATGGCTGAGAAATAAACTTAGGAGTTTTAGGTGCTACAAATCTACTTGAAAAATTACCAAACTTTGGTGCATTTGTACTGTCTCCTTGAAGAACTGCAACATTACCTGACCCAACAGAAGCAACTGCGGCGTCAACTGGGAAATGTGCATATAACATATGCTTTTTATCGTCAAATGAAAGAGGATCTGTATTTAAAACGTTCGCAATATAGTCAGAAGCTTCTGGATCCAAAGAAACTTCATAGCTAATAGTTGCAGGGCTCCCAATGTTACCTGTTTCTATTAGATATATAGTAAACTTAGAGCTTGAAGCAGCAACATGATCATTACCGGAGCCATTAGCTGTAACTGTAGTTGTATAATCTTTATGAGTAAAAATCATTGCTCTTACTAGTTCAACAGTAAAATCAGCAGTACCTCCGCCTTCGCCAATGCCTTCTAGAGGATGTGTGCTATCATTTGATGCATCACTGTCTAAGACACCTCCTAATAAATCAGCAGTTGTTGTATGTGAATCATTGTCGTTAAAAATACCAAGACTTAAAAACTCTGGATTAACTACTGTGTGTTGAGCTGCAATAAATCTTACTGCGCCAAAAGCTGGTTCTGCATCAGTGTTATTATTATAAGTATGAGTTAGTTTAAATCCAGCACCTGCTGATTTATCTGTTGATGAGTTGAAAACTCCTGATCCTAGTGTCCTACAAAATGTTAATGCTTTGCCGTCGTTTCTAAAAAATTCTGCTGCTGCGTGTCCACTTAGCAATCTTCTGCTAGGTGCTCCAAATATTCTAATAAATTCTTCTCTTGAGTATACTGTAGTGGGCACAAAAGCAGGGCCTCTTACAGACGGTCCAACTAATCCAACTGGTACACTATTATTTCTTACTATAGGTCTTTTAATTACTTCTATTTCACGTTCAAAAAAGCCTGGAGACTTAAATGTCTGCTCTGCCATACTAGTACTCCTAATATCTAAAATCTTTTACATTATCTAATTATACATGATATTATCTATTTATCTATTATTTATCTCTATTTGAAATATTAAATACTTTTTCAGCATACTTTTGATCGTAAATTGTTTCTCCATTAGATATAACATCAGCTTTAATTGTTACAGTTTCACCGTTTTTATCTTTAATCAAAACTTTTCTCTTCTTTGTTGCTCTACTACTTCTTTCACCAACAACATCATAAGGCAATAAGTCAGATTCGCCTGTTATAAATGCTCCTGATTTGTCTCCGCTATGTAGACTCTCTAAAGAACTAATAGGATCAGCTCCTACTCTTTGTGCTATATTAGTATCTCCTTCATGTCTCAAATCATCAAGTATCCTAGCATTAGGGTCATTTACAGGAATCCCGCCAACAGTTGGAAATGCATCTAAGTCATCTACTAGAGTCTCAAAAGAAAGCGTAGGTGCTGATATCATTGACTTTAAAGCAACTTTTCCATTCATAATGTTAGGTGCCAAAATATAACCGGTTGCTGTCATTGTCATATTATACTTTATATACCTTTCAGCATCTGTAAAGTCCTGATAGTTTGCATCTTGATTGAATGAAGACTCAATAAATGCAGGAAACCAATATCCTGATTTACTTTCAACTCTAAATTGCTGGCCGGGATTAATTGTATATGCGCTCATTATTGTCGTTATAATATTGTTCATCTGCTGCGTAAAAGAAGACCAAACAGATATTTCATATGTCGCACCAAAATATTTAACCGGCGGAATCTCAATTGTTTCGTATATATTGTTTTCTAATTGAGGTTTTAGATTGAAGTCTGTTTGATTTTTTTTGACAGTATGTGTTATATGTTCGAACCCTTCGAAGTTGTTTAACTGTCGCCATTCTGTGTTATCTCTTGATATTCTCCTTGTCATTACTTCAGGAAACATTTGGTTGTTTGCAATTCCTTTTTGTGGTACGTTGTCTAAACCACTTCTTGTAATAGATATAAGTGGAAGAATAAGTGCACCTTTTTTGTCTGTTAAAGGTTTATTTCTTCTTAGAATTGCAAATCTTTCACCTGTTGCAAATATAACTGGGACCTTTTTTTGTTCACCATGATGATCATAATACAAAGGTATCTGTGAATTGAAAAGATTGAATATAGCATAATCTAGATCTTCTAAACCGCAAGAAGGAATTGTATAATCTTCTGGATGCGTATTACCTTCATAGCCTGAAACTATTGAGTTGTTATCTTCTTTTAGTTTGTCAAATCTTGTTGCCATTTTTATTCATCTCCATAGAAAGAAAAACCCATATCATTAACACTCTTTTTTGTTCCATCAGGAGCAACTTTTTTTGGTCCACTTATAGGTGCATCTAAAACTCCATCTTCGACTAATTGACGTTTATCAGATGCTGTTGTTCCTCTTTGCTGTTCAAATGTTGTTTGAATAGCATCGTCATTAATGTAAGACTCAGAAGTAGGACCAAGAGCTTTCTTTTTAATATGCTCTTCACGAGTTTGCTTAGCCATCAACTTAACCGAGACAACTCTTTCAACTTGACCATAAGCTAGCTTATCATAGATAACTGAAGTTATTTCAAAAAAGTATTCTCCATAAGAGATATAATCACCTTGTCTTATATTGATACCTCTATCAATCAAGTCTCTATTATGAACAAATGCACTGATTGTTTTTATTTGCTCATGACCAAACTGAGTTGTCTTTACTTCAGAAGGTTGCCATTCAACAAGACTCTCTATTTCAACAGGTGGATTGAATATTTTATTAAGTGATTCTTCATAAACATCATGAATGTCACTCAGGTCTTCTCTTACAGTATAGTAATATATTTTTTGACCAGCAACATCTTTTATAATCTCTTTTGTTATATCAGAAAAGAAATCTGCTTCTCTCTGACCTAAAAATAATCTTGGCATCTTACTATCCTATAATTATTGCTCTTCCGTTAGGAATAGGTACTCTCTTAAGTATGTTCATCATTGATTCACTTTGAGCTGCATCTGTCTCTAATAACTTTTGATATGTTAACTTGTCTAAAGTTTCGCCTAACGATTCAGCTAATCTCTGTCTGTCTTCTCTACCTTGACTTATTAAATCAGATCCATTTAGTTGTACATCACTTCCTGGAATAGGCACTGAACTAAACTTTGATCTAATAAGACCAAGTGTCTCTTTGCATAACGCTAAAGTATATTGCCTTATCCATTGTCTTGACATTTGATTTATACCGCTATAAGAAACATTATCAAAAGGCACATTTGATAAGTTTGAAACGCCTTCAATTGAATCATCATCGTAAGGTAAGTTTGGCTTAAAAGGATCTGAAGGAAAAGAAAACTTGACGAATAAGTTCATAGGGTTTGACTGAGTTGGAC